TCATTATAACCAACCAGTCCTTCTAGCTTCCTGTCAGACTCAATAGCTCTATCGATGCGGTACTCATGATTACCAATAAGAAAGACCTTCTTAGGTTTCCAGACTTTCTTCTTGTTTAGTCGCTGCCTCTTTTGTTCTGCAATGATAGGTTTCATGAAGGTATCCATAGCCTTGTTACCAGCCTCGATATCATCATGATAAGTCCTACCCTCAAACGACTTCTTACCAATGTCGTAAACACTTAGGCTGGGCATATCCCAATGATCTCCTAAATGAACAATGACATCAGGCTTAGTCTTAACAGCGTATTGCCCTGCCCATTCTAAATGATCGAATGAGTTATTAGGTTTACATTGTGTGTCAGGGATTACTAAATGTCTCATTGGTTCCTTTCAATAAAGTAACAAAGTATTCAGCATCAATAACAGCAAGAGGCTTAGAATGATTCTGCTTAACAATGACAACAGGTTGTCTACCTTCAGGACAGTTGTCAGCAGCTTGCGAGTAGAAAGCGTAAACAGCCATAGACTCTCTTGACTTACACTCTACTGATATGCCTAACTGATCTCCTACCTCTTGAGAGAACAGTATGTCCTCACCTCCAGCACCCATGCTTGTAGATCTTACATCTGATCGTGAAAATGAAAACGCTCCAATGATTTGATCTCTGAACCACTGTTGGAGTTTTCTTCCTTTGGCTTTTGCGCTTTGGGTTTTGATGGCTTTCTCCTTATGTTTAAGAATTTATTTAAACGTACTCTTTTCATCTTTGTGATCCATCCTTTAGGGATGTGTAGCCTTGAGTTAGACTGTTCATTCGACAGCGCAGCAGCAATACATATAGCTGAAGCATCCTCTGACACAACAAACCCAACACTCAAAACAGGATGAATGTTAGGCTTAACATTGTCTTCCCAACCACAATCAGATAGAGCATCCCACCACTCTATGTAAACTATTTCTGGAAAGTCTTTAGTGTTCAAAGATTCCCAAAGTTTCTTAGTATCCATAACAACCTTTCTATTAGTATTGTTCATAAAGAGGTGGGTCCCAAATCTCATTCTCCTGTCTACGAATCCACAACAACCTGCCACGTTCAGTTATTGTATCTATGTCATTCTTATACTTTTTACAAACAGCATCAAACATTTCGTTTTCAGAAAAACATTTCTCAAGAATCTTTTTAGCTTTGACTGGACCTATACCTTTAAGACCAGCAATGTTGTCAACTCGATCACCAGTAAGAAGTTGAATGTAGAAATTCTTAATGGCTTGAGCTTCGGTAACATAATACAAATCTTCTTTGACAAAGTTGTAGTGCCATCCTCTAATCATGTCTAAGTCTTTATCGATGGTCATGACGCAACTAGAATCTTCTGGTAATGAATATGCTTTGATTCCGATAGCATCATCAGCCTCTTGACCTTCTTGGAGTTTAAAGCCCCACTTAGTAATGAGATACTCACGCAGAGAATCGTAATGGACTGGTCTTCTAGCCTCTTTACGATTCCCTTTGTAAGCTTGCTCAGTAGCAATTTCTGATCTGTAGTTTTTCTTCCCTGTCAGATAGCCTTCATAAGAATCTATTCCTGTGACCTTAATCAACCTATCAACAAAATTACCCATCCGAGAAATAGCAAACTTTTCCTCATCAGGTTCATTAGAAGAGAAACCTATACGATAAGTCAGAATATCTCCGTCAATGAGTGCAGTTGCATTATTCATTGACTTAGACAAATTACAATGACTCTTCAGCTACTGGATCAGAAGAAGGAACATACTCAATCAAGTCAGTTATGACTAACTTGTTGATACCTGTTCCCACACCTGTCTTACCCTTCCAGTTGTAAGCATATGGTTTAAGAGTAGCTATTGCTTTGGAGCCATTCTTAATCTTACAAGTGACTGGTGAACCATCAGACAACTCAGCCTTGATCGGATAGTTCTTAGACTTAGCTGTAACGTAAAAGCCTTTGTCATCTTTCTTCTTGACATTGACACCCATCGACTCAAGCTCATCGATAGCCTTTGTTGAGAGGTTACACAAGTCTACCTGATACTTACCACTCATCTCATTAGGTGTGTCAAGAAAAGCCCACATAACATCTGCTTGGACTACTACTGGTTTTAGATTAGCCATGTATTTCCTTTTAGTGTGTTGCTGCCCAATTAGCACCTATTTTAAACTCGCCATCGAGTGGACAACGTAGCCCTAAAGCGAGTCCTGCTTCCTGAATTGCCTGAACGCCTAAACGACCTACAGATTCAGCAAGTTCTTTTGTTGTCTCTATTTGCCATTCATCATGAACATTAGCGACAAAAGAGCCGTGTATTTTACCAGCTTTTAATTTGGAATGTAGTAATACTAAAGCCTTTTTCATAACTACAGCACCAGCTCCCTGAAGCAAAGTGTTAAGAGCAGCGTGCTGAGATCGAACAATTAAACGCCTTCCATCGAGGCTAGGAAGAAAACCTTTCTCAGCTATCCGATTAACTTTTTCTTTTAGCTTATGCAAAGCAGGTGTGTTAGTAAGAAAGCTATCAATTAACTTCTTACCTTCTTTCTCACCACCACCTACAATCTGACCGATCTTAGCTGGTCCAGCTCCATAAAGAAAAGCATAGATAAAAGTCTTGGCTTGATCTCTGTTAGTAAGACCTGCTGCCTTCATGTTAGCTGTGTGGATGTCACCACTCAATATCTCATTAGTGTAATCATCATCACGCATATAGTGAGCAAGCATCCTTAACTCAAGACCAGAAGCGTCAATCCCTACAAGCACATTACCATGCTCTACCGTCCAGCATTCTCTGCACTCTTTACCAAACGGATTACCTACCCTCGGCACTTGAGCCAGATTTGGTTTGCTATGAGTCATGCGTCCTGTCACTGCTCCATTCGTAATCACACGGCAGTGGACTCTGTCGTTCCTGTCAGCGTAATCAATCCACTTCTCCACCTGAGTAATTCTTTTCTGAAGAAGAAGATACTCAGAGATTAGTTTAGCCTCTGGTATATCTATGTTAGACAGAACCTTCTCATCGACAATGACAGAACCTTTTTCAGTGTGCTTGGTAGGTTTCCAACCCAGAGCCATAAGACGTTCTGCTATCTGCTTACGGCTACCTGCATTAAAGACTTCTATCTTGTCCTTCAGTCTTTTACCTGTCTTCTCGCTAACACGCTCAGTTACAATAGGTCTGAAAACTGTTTGTAATTCTTCCTCAATTTCTGCCAGTCTTTTCCTCCAATCTGTAAGAAGGAATAACGCTTTCTTAACATCGAGCTTGAATCCGTTATCTTCTTGCTGTTTGAGAATGACAGCCACTTGAATTTCAAGAGTAGGTGACTCACCCCAGTCCAGTAGATCTCTACTAAGATTCTCAAATAGTGAAGCGGTGACTTCGACATCTTGGATGCAGTAGTCAACCATCTCATCACACAGCCCTCCATCGAAAGCTGTGAATTCTCCTTTGTGCTTTCCTAACCGTAGTCCCCAAGATCTTAGCGAGTGTCCTCCTTCGAGAACTGGGTTTAGTAGCCTTGACATTAATAATGTGTCTCGCAGTTGGTTTGAGTCGATACTCAAGTTCCAGTGCTTCCTTAACGCTGGAGCATCGAAGCCTACGATGTTGTGACCAATCAAGATATCGTTTGGTCTTAGATACTTTTGTAACTCGCTTGCTTGCGTCCATACTTTAGCCTCCTCTTTATTTGTTAAGTCTTTGGTGACAGCACACCAGATCTGACTGATGGTGCTGTCGGTTTCTACATCAATGATTATGTTTCTCAAAAGTCCTCCAAGTCTGGTTCACCAACAACAGATTTGTACTCCTCAATGTAAATACCTCGATACTCATCTGGGTCATCACAACAATCATAGTATCGTTCTTTACAATAAGCCCAAGATCCTTTAGCTACGATCTTATTGTAGTGTTCTCCGCAGCCTCCGTAAACATTAGCCCAAACTAAATATTTTTTTCTCATAAAGCATTCTCGTCTTCTTCATCAAGACG